ACCTCAACTGCAACCTTGACATATTCCCGTTTAATATTGTCTGTCGCGGAAGAATAGTCAAAACTTAAAAAGGCTGCGCCTGTGAGTTTTGATACGTGCGCGTCGGTCGGTTCACCAACGAGCAGCCACCCTCGCCTTTTCAACATGTCGTATAAAGAATAATGGAGCGGAGCGAGAAGTCGCGTATTCTCGGCAGAGTATAGAGTAACCACTCTGGGTTTGCCCGATGAAAACACTAACTCGTAGCGACATAGGTCGCTAAATTCTTCCACGTTCCAATTTCCGCCTTCCCTTCTCCGAAAACGCCGGGTAGCGTTACCGTTTGGGATAAAAGGCGCACGTTGTTGATCCCATCCCTTTTCGACGTTCTGCCTAAAAGCCTTTCGGAACCGGCTTAAATGCTCTACATCGACAGCAACTGGGTGGAATCTAGCTTCTTTCCACTGGCTGAGCTTCTCCAAGAAGCGAGGTTCACATTCTTTGCAACAAGATTTCTCAAGTTTCTGAATTGTTTTAAAGCTCAGTTCGTCGACAGGGCTAATCTGATCGACGAAGCATTGTCTTACGGCTGGCCGTAGCCCTCCGCATATTATATGCTGGGGAATTTCTTTAGCTGAACGAGTCATTCCCAACTCCTCGTAAAATTTTACCAATCTTTCCGCACGGGCGCGTAGCCGCCCGCTGAGAGAACACTCTCCATCACCCTCGTCGTGAAGCACCGCATACGGGTTAGCTTCGAGGGCCTTGAGAGCTTTCTCATTGGCAAGAGGTTCTGTGTACTCCTCTAAAACACAACTTTCATTTAATTTGTTCTTAATGGCAGCTGAATACTGCATGTCGACTCGTTTCTGTTCCTCGACGTGGAACCTTAAGAAGTCTAACCTAGCCCTACTGGCTGGCCCTTCCAACGCGTCCGGGATGCACGAAGATGAAACGCAATCTTCACGTGGCTGTCCACCACTAATACACCACTGGGGACTAACGGACTGCGGGGCAGCGCCACCTTGGGGCGTCTGACGCCCCGCTGGTCGGGTGCTCTCGGGTAACACCGTAGTAGTTACTTCAAGTGATGACAATTTGTTTTCTTTTATACTCGTAATTGTAGCCATCATATTCAATTTGTTGAGTTCAGGGTTAACGTCCCCCTATCGACGGATTGATGTGATTTTCTTTCACTCCCTTTATTCTTTGCAGACGGGAAGTCTGTCTTTTCAGCGGATAC